CGTAGCAAGCTGAACCCGCTGGAGCAACCACAGTCAAGGCATCACCCACTGGGATGACAACCAATATTTGGCTATCGGAACTCTTCAATGTTGGCATGGTAGATCCCGTTTACTGACTGAAGCCAGCCACGATCCCGGTGGCGGTCGTCCCGGTCGCCTTGACCAGCGTGAAGCGGCCAGGCAAGAACTGACCGGCGATGCACGTGAAGGTGGCTGGAATGCCATCTACGCCAGCAGCAACGACGGCACCGGCGCCACCTACGTACAGCCCAAGCGATGCGTCCGACAGGACAGCAGAGTCGCTTGGTACTACGTTGGCGAAGCGCTTGGCAACGAGGACGTCGCTCATTGGGCAGCCTCTTGGAAGTCTTCTGCTGATTCAACACCGGCAGGCTGTTGGTCGGCAGCGGTTTCTCCAGTCGGCTGCGCCTTTGATTTGCGCTTGCCACCGACAGGCTGTTGGTCGGCAGTTTCCTCGGCTGCGGCCTGCTTTTCGCAGACCTTCCAGCCAAGAGTCAAATGTTCGTTCAAGGCGACAGGGTTGACTTCCATGTAGGCGCCGTTGAGTGTGACTGGTACTAGTTCCATGATGTGCCCTTTGAAAAAACTGTAAAAAGCGCCCTGCTTTTGATGGCAAGGCGCTTGATGCGGTGGCCTCGGATCAGCCCATCACAAGGTGCACGTGCTCACCTTGGACAACCTTGAAGCCGTAGGCCAAGTGCAGTTCCAGCGTGCGCTGGCCGTACTGGGCGATGTCCAGCAGCAGGTAGGTCATGCCCTTGTCATCGCTGATTGGCAGCATGGTGATGGTGGGGTTTGCTGGGATCAACGGTGGACGCATCACGGCCACAACAGCTGAACGCTCAAACGCCAGGTTTGGCGTGTACGACCCGCCGATGGTCATCGCGTTGGCGGTCGCAATCGTGGTGCGAGCACCAGGGCGACCGAGAGAGATCGTGCCGGGGGCAGCGATACCGGTACCGACAACATACTTGTTGTTGGCGTCAGCAGCGAATGTCACAACGTCACCAGACAGGACCGTGCCGGAACCAGTCACCAGCGCAATGTTTTGCACACCCGGGGCAGTGGATCCAGAGGTCGCATACAAAGTACCGCCGCCGGCAACGTGCTGCACGATACCGGCCGACTCAGCGATGCTGAAGCCGAATTGCTTGAGCAACTGGCCAGTGCGGCGCTCAGCGTCCGATCCAGCTTGGTAGGCTTGCTGGATGATGCCCAAGTTGCGCAGGTTCAGGCCGGCGGCGGTGTTGACCACCATCTGCAGGTCTGCCATGGGGGCTCCGTTGTCCTTCAGCATCTTGTAGGCATTGGTCAGTGCCGACAAGTCAGTGGCGAACGGAGTGGTGCCCGCAGTACCGTATGCGCGGCCTGCGCCGTAGCTGATCTGCAAGGCGCAATCGGCTTCGGCCAAATTGCGCAGGGTACGCATGCCCTGGGCAATCAACTGGCGCATCCACTCTTCCGAGCCGGCGCCATTGTCCAGTGAACGGATCTGCTCACCCGTCAGGGACCAGCTCACCTTTTTCGACTGGGTGATCTGCACTGATACGTTGGCCGCCACAGAGTCGTCACCAGTCGTCGACACGGCACCCGGCGTGAAGTCGGACGCCGCACGCACAGGAGCGATTGGCACGATCACCGAATCACCCTTCGCGACACCCTTGTCATCAAAGTTGGTGGTGACTGCGGAGATCACGCCGAACGGTTCATTCGATACGGTTTGCGCCGCACTAAACAGAACCGGGGCCAATGCCGTGAGCGTATTGGCGCCCAGGATCATGCCCTGCTTGGCCATGTAGTTGAACAGCGCGACGTGGGCAATTTCGCCCATTCGCGCGACGAAGGACACGGCTTTGTCCTTGAGCATGACAGCGGCCTCCGCAACAGGCGCAAACATGGCGCAGACGGCCAACGAAATGGCAAGCAGGATGGTGTGGAATTTTTTCATGGGTTTCTTTCAGACGAAAAAAAAGCACCCGAAGGTGCTTGTTGGCTGGAGTGACTGAAGATCAGTCTTTGAGGGTCACGCCCGACTTGAACGCCACGGCCCGGGCTACGGGTGTCATGGCGTCGAACTGGGCCTGGGTGATGGTCTTCTGACCGGCGGCAACGCCACCGCTGGCGCCTCCACCAGATGCACCGGACGACTCGAAAGCGCGCCCGAATACTTCGCTGGAGCGCATCTCGCCCACCAGGTCAGCAATAGAGAGGAATTCACCTTTGCCATTCACACGGGGGTTGCCGGTAGCGTCGACGACGCGCACGACATATTCCCCGTTGTCTTCAACCACTTTGACGGCCCCGCGAACGTGTGGGAGCAGCAATTCAGGAACACCTTTGGCCGCTGCAATGGCCGAAACCGCTGCAGAGTCCACCAGGTATTTGCTGAGCGCCTTGTCCTTGGCTGCAACCTTGTCGGTTTCAGCTTTCAGCGCAGTGGCATGCTGATCGTTCATTTGCCCACGGAGCTTGTCCCACTCACCGGCCTTGGCCAGCTTGTCGGTTTCTGCCTGTGTTTGTGCGGCTACCAGCACTTGGATTTCTTCGGGCGTCTTGCCCAAGGCTCTCCATGCGTTGGCTTGCTTCTCTGCATTGCCGGCCCGCTCACGCTCTTTTGTCAGTGCGCTTTTCAGACCGACTGGATCCTCATAGCCTTCCACGTCCAGGGTGAACTTCCCGTTCACCTCCTTGTAGAGGCTGCGCTGGGCCTCGGGGATCGAGTCCAGAGAATCGGCAACCATGGGAATGGCTGACAAAATGAGGCCTGCACGGCACATGTAGCTAAACAGTGCGTTGTGCAACTTGAGAAAAACACCAGGTGAAGACTTGCGGTTTGCCATTGGTTTACCCCTCTCGGGTAGTAGATTGCGGCCATCTCGGCCATGAAAAAAGCCCCGGCACATCACATACAGGGGCTTCGGAAACTGAGAAACCAGCGCCTGGCTGGCTTCGGTTTATTTGTGCTTGGCTTTCAACTGCGCCAGCGTCAGTTCGTTGCCTGACTGGTCAAGCAGATCACGCAGGGTGACCTTGCCAGCCCTGAACAAGGTAGCTTTCCCCTTGCCGAACTGCTCGTTCTGTTGGGCTTCTGTGCGGCCAGCGAACCACGTTTCAAAGGTCGTATCGCCTGGAACCGGACCATCAGCCGACGCGCGTCCCATGTTGTTCGTCTGCAAATCAGGAATGTCGATGCCAAGCTCTTTATTTGTCTTCATGACTGGCGTCAGCAGGCATCGGCAGCCAATATGCAATGGTGGCTCAGCGAATGGCAGATCAGTCCCGTTCATCGCGGCGCCTTCCAAGTCCCACGACAGGCCATCGCGCACGGCGCATTCTGGGCAGGTGCGCGAATCCAGCGTGGCAACCCACTTGACGCCTTTGATGATGTCGGAATTGGTCTTGAAGGTTGCCAGCCTGGCGCTATTTGCTACGGTCTGCACGCTGGAGTGAACCAGGGCGGCAGCATTCTTTCTGGCAATGGCCATCACCCCAGGCGTGTCCTTGGTGCCGATGATGCGCGCGGTGATCTGCTGGTTTGTCTCGCCGGCTACCAGGCCTTGGCGCAACTGCGCGGCGAAGCGGAAAGCGATGTCGCCAGCCTGCTTGCTCCAGTAGTCAGCGGTTGGGCTGCCTTGAATCAGCACATCGCTGGCCAACTTCTCCAGGTAGGCCGCATTGGGCTTGCTGCGCTGCCCCATCATGATGGTCAGCACGTCTTGCATGGCGTTGTAAGTCGCGTTCGCCTCGATGGGGGCCAGTGTCACCGCCGTGGCATGGGTCGCAATAGCCGCCTCGGTGTAGGCTTCCTGAATCAGCGCTGTCACCTCGCGCAGGAGGGCGTTGGTGGCCTGCTTGCCCATGTCGGATAGCACGCCGCTGGACAGAATCTGCTTCAGATTATCTTCGAGCTGCGACATCAAGATCAGCACCTTCGCGCGCTCGCCAGCATCCAGACGGGTGATGTCGACTGCATTGGAGATGATCATGGCCATCAGTGCTGCTTCCAAAGCGCTCATATTAATCGCCTGCTGGGATGTTTGGTGCGGGTTTTGTCAAGGCAGGCTTGCCCAGTGGCAACGGGGAACCCAACAATGGAGCAGGCTGTTTGCTGATCTTTTCGGCCTCCGCCTCCCATTCCAGATCGTCATTCAGGATGCCATAGCGGGTCAGTTCGTTGAATGCGCTTTCCTTGCTCAACAGATCACTGGTCACCAGAGCAACCAGAGCAGCGACAAACGGCTGCACGTCTGAGCCTTGAACTGGGGCGGCGGCGAAGTCA